GGAAATTACTGGGTTTTTTGTCAATAAAATTTCCCCTTTCTACTCGTACAAAAATCACACTTGTCAAACAGCAACAGAAATATCTCTCTGTATACACACCAAAACTTGTCCAGTATTTGAATGCAATACATCAATCTGTATACATCACAAATTGTACTAAATAAAAACATGATAAAAACCTATTGTAAAATGTACAATAAATGCTATACTATAAGAGTAATAAAGATAACACTTAATCAATGAAAGAGAGGAAATGGAAATGAGAAGTGATAATACGGAAAATAAAAGATGTAAAGATTGCAAATATTTTAAAAAGGAAGCTTTAAAAAGGAGTAGAAGTGGAATTTGTAACCATGAAATGTGGAAAGTGGAAATGTGGGGCGGTACAAGTCCATTAATAGGTATTAACACAACAGCATGCCATAATTTTAAAAAGAGAGTCTGACGACTCTCTTTTTAAATTGCATTTGCTTGAATTTTATACCATGTCCCTAGACGTCCGCTCGTCCTAGAATAGTTATTAATGAAAATATTCCCGCTTGAAATATCAGTGATTTCCACTCTGTTGTTAGGGCGTTTTCCAGTAATTTCCAATCTGTAATTATCTCCAACACCGCTTGGTAAATCTATGATATTATTGTTAGTTTTATTAAGGTCAATAACTAAAGTTTGATAGATACCTACCTTGCTTGCAAGTTGAGCAATAGTGGCATTCGGTATATTATCCGTTACGTCTAAACTTTTGTAGTCTGTTGTGATAGGAGTTAAATTTACCCAGTCTGTAGATGTACCGTCTTTATTGAAAACTTTTCTGTAGACGTAAGTTGTTCGCCTTACATAAAAATCTACAACTAAAATAGTATTTGCAACTGGGTAAATGTCTAAATACCCAATTTTACTATATGTCCAAAAAGGTAAATCTTTAGAAACAGCAAGTGATTCGTTTACACCTAAAGAAAGTGAATTTTTATAGTTTAGCTTTGAAACAATTTCTGCAAGTGTAGAATTTGCTGTTAGTCCTAAATCGAGCAAGCTATCATATAGACTACCTGTTTTTTCAGCCAATTTTTTGATTAATGACATACTCGGAATAGCGAATCTTTCCTCTGTAATCTTATCTTTAATATTATACTCTGATAAATACTGATGTCTACTCCAAATATCTCTCAGTGAAGAGTAATAACGAATCATAAAAATGAATACCGCTTTGTTTGTTTTATAAATGTTATTCCACTGTTCGTTTGGCACTGGACTTCTTACTGGTAAGCCCTCGCTACTGTTCCAGCCGTCACCTCTGATTTTATCTGATTTCCATCCTACCTCACAAGTGTAAGCTAAAGTATATGGATCTTTATAATTAATTCCCGCCCATGCGGTAAAGCCAATAGGGGTTGACTGCTTACCAACAAATGCACTATAAGGGGATTGCATTAATCTACACAATTCTACACCGCAATCAAAGTTTCTGTTATTTTGCAATCCCTCTAACCTATAATTCCAAATATTAGTAGGACCTTTTTGATGATAATTTAGAAAGCTAAATGTTGCTTTCTCACTTTCAAAACTTTTAATATACTCGTAAAAGTATGTATTTTCGTCTTGGTATGGCTGTCTTCCTTGCGCCCCATACACATAAGCATCGGGATGACCGTGATTTACATTTTCGAGAGCAATATCAACAGTCTTTTTCATTTCTGTTGTATACCAATTATAATGCAAGTCGATTCCGTTTACGTTAGCTTCCCAAACGTGTAAATCTTTTTCACGAAATACATAAGCACTATAATCAACTTCGGGATTTCCTCCCAAACTTTTAATATAATTTTCTAAGTCTTCTCTACTTTCAATATCCCAATTTGATCCATTTTCTTCTGCTTTTGCGTAATTACGAATGTAATCCTCTACAAGTGACTTGATTGTGTTTTTCTGAAATTCCGTTATTTCCGGAAAATAAGAAAATCCCTGCTGTCCTAACATCCATGCATCAGGGTTACACATCGGAATTACATGAATACAAGTATCGTTATCGAGAATATCAGAATGTACATTAATACCACCATACATTTCATTTTTAGCCAAAACTTCCAACTGTGAAAGTGCAATACTAGATGTTGCTTCGTTACCATGCAAACCATTTAAAACAAACAAATGATTGCTTGCATTTTCTGATCCTAACTCAAGACACCACAAATTCAAACCTAGCACAGATAGACCCAGTGATTTCCTCCTAATTTTTGGAAAGTTTGTGCAAAGAGTATCAATATCCTGCACCATATCATCATACGAGTAGGAACGAATTAATTTTTTAGGGATAACAGCATCTGCAAGCGCTGTTTCATCATTAACAATAAAAGTGTTATTGTAAATTTCTTCTGTTTTGTGATTTTTAACATAGTCTAACAAGTAGCATAATTGCTCTTCATATGATAAAGATTGATCATATGCACTCGGTAAAACAAAACCATTAAAACAATTTCTTTCATAACAACTCATAAATTTTTCTCCTTTTAATAAATTAGCATAAACATATCTTCTAAAGACTCAATAATATCTTTATCAATATTTAAAATTGATTTTCTGTATTCCATTAATAACTCCACTCGTGTTCTATTTCCACTTAGTCCTTTTCTGTTCATAATCTCGTTAGTGTTTGAATGAAAATCACTGTTTCCATTACTTGTGGAAGTATTACTCACATTCCCCTTGTTTTTTAAGTTAGAGTTATTAGACTTTTCAGAAGAAGTTGTCGCATAGTCAATACCACTTAAAGTTGCTTGTGGTAAATCACTGTTTAAAGTGTTTTCAGAATCTATTTGTGTTGACTCTCCGTTGGAAATTTGTTCAGAGGAACCACTAGCCGTAGACGTTGCATTATCAGTCTTGTTACCCTCTCTTGTTTCCTTAATGTCAACATCTGAAAGCCAATCGATTTCCTTATCTAAAGTCTTATATAAATCTATATAGTATGGCATTATTAGATTCATTCTTTCTTCTAGCATAAGCTTCCAAAGTCCTAATGTTTCCGAACAAATTTCACGGTTAAAATAATGCATTAAAATTTTCGTTTCTAACGTTCTTTTATATTCCTCTTTCCATATCGGGTAAGGAAAATCAAAAATATAGGGAACTGTTGATGCAATTTTTTCACGCATTGTTTTCCCTCTTCCGTAAGTTCGCACAAGATTATTGACTGAAATAGTGTAATTACTCATTAAGATTCACCTCTTCCACGTTTATTCTATTTACATTAGATAATAAAGATGAATTAAATTTTACTTCAATATCTAAGTCAAACATTTCATTTATTTTTTCAACAGAAAAATGTCTAGGATTTAAAAAAGAATTTCTTTGTGCTTCTACAAGTCCATAATTACTTCCAACCTCGTCAGATACAAGTCGCTCTTTTTTGTCAGCATTCGCATTTTCTATTCCTAAAAATGAAAGCGCATCGTTTAAAACATTATGAAAAAGAATTTCTAATTTGTCTGCAACAAAAGGTGCGTCTGTTTTTAGCACTTTTATATCCTCCAACACACTGCCTAGATTTTTACTCCCAAAAATAACTGGTTCGTTACCGTCTATTTGCATATACAGATTTTTAAGAGTTAACTTCTGTTGTTCATCACATAGCAACACTAATGGGAATTTTTGATTCTTTGCATTCACGTCAATGCTTCTCTGAATTTCATAAAGTCGGTACGCAAAATTTCTGATAATATAATCAATATTATCATGGTCACTATTTTGATAAATAATAACAGAATTAGTAAAATCTCTTTCTGCATGATAACCGTTCGGCATGTTTACAATTCTTTTTATTGGCTCATCATAAAGAGTAAGACCCTCGCCACCGTCTACAAATGGAAGAGCCACAAAACCCACAACATCGTCATAAAAGAAAAGTGCTTTCCCATAACGATAAAGTGTTTCTTCTAAATATCTTTTATCTACAGTTGACGGCAGATATAGCCATTTAAAACTGTTTACAGAAATTTGCTTTAGCATTTTATAATATTGCAAGAAAGTGTTGTTATTTATATAAGCACTTTCTTTTTGTCTTCTTTTCCTACTCATTTTTATCATCTCCTATACTGGGGCATTATCTCTATCGTAATCACCCACAAAATCACCATGCCAAAAGGTTATACCGTTATTATAATTTCCCTTGATTTTCTCAATATCTTCAAAAGGGATCGAACCAGTTATTGTGCAATTATTAGTTTTAATGTAGTTAAAACTTTTTCTTGATTTTGTGTTCGGCACTTTAACAAGAGAAGTATTATAACCATATTTTGTAAAATAATCATCAATTATTTTTGCGTAGTCCTCACGAACATGTCTATTATAGAAATAAAAGTCTTTTTCTCTAGTAGCTACCAAAGTGTTGGAACCTTGCGATCCTCTAGCTAAATTTCCCTTATATGCTGTTTGCATTAAATTATTTGCAAAATTAGCTACCCCAGTAGCACCACCTAAAGCCATTGGAACATTTGCTGAAGCAATACCCGCCCCCAAAGCAAGAGATGATGAAAGTAGATTGATTCCAGTAGAAGTTGCATTCTGTGAAAGCCATGCTCTAAAAGTGTCTATTGCAAAAGCAAATTGAGGAAACCCTCCCAAACTCAAACTTTCATCTACATTAAACTGCTGTTTCATGTAAGCAATAGGTTCTAAAACAATTTCGGGATTGCAACTCATTCCACACTCTAAAACAAAAGCAGATTTTTGTCCTTGAAAATACTCATATCTATAAGACTTTGAAGCACCGTCACTGTTAGAAACCTCTAAAAAGTTAAATGGGAATGTAAGAAGCTTTTTATTCTTAGGGGTATAAGTACCTAAAGAAGTTAAATTTTTATTAACTTCAAAACGTTTTACCACTGGAGTTGATTCCGTTGTATAAAAATTAAAAGGCATTACAAATGTAGAAACAATACTTTCTGTTTTGTTGGCATCAACAGCCTTTTTTAAAAGTTCTAAGACTTGCTGTACTTGTTCAGCATTATCTATCAAACCTGCGGTATATTTTAAACCAGTAATCATACCCCCTACATAACCACTTACTTCTGCTTCTGCACTTGCAATAACAGCCACATAGCTTTTAAACAAGTTCGTCTGCTCACCAGTTTCCGTAACTAATTCGCCTATATCTACATTTTCAGAGGTAAGATTATCACCAATGTTATCTGTTTCAGAATGTTCTCTTTCCACAAAAGACGGTTTGACGATATAATCAAACTGCCATGTCTGCATAACGTCTATTTCTATCTCAATCTCACTCATGTTTACATTAATAAAGTTTATCTTTTTTATAAAAGCATAAAACCAACGATTGGAGAAATTAGCATTCTTGAACATAACGTAATTGCAATCAAATAACTTGTCGGCGTTAATTGGTAGACGTATGGCATTTTGTAAGCGAATCGGAGAAAGATTTTCAAACAGAAATTTTTTCTTGCTTTTGAAATATGATTCTTGTGCAGACACACTAGAAAAGTCTAGTGTGTCATTGTACATAGAATCTAATGGCACGTTATTACAAACAATTAAAGTGGTTAGTGGTGTCAATGGATTCACTTTCATTTTTAACTCCTTATGGTTGTAGTGTTACAGTGCAAGTATCTTTTGCCGTTGGTGTGAAGATAGAAGTTGCTGTTACTGTAAGAGTCGACAACGGTTCATTTCCACCAACCGTAAGCACACCATCTTCGCTGATTGTGGACTGTCCACCCCCGCTTACTTCCCAATGTACAGTTTTTCTTGCCATTCCGACTGTTTTTACTGTTGCAGTAAATTTAACTTGCTGTCCTTTTTTAACTGTTACCGGTTTTGGTGAAATTGTAACACTGCTTACAGTTGGAATTTCTTCAGTAAATAAAACAGCATTGGAAAAAGGTGATACCGATAACGTTTTCCATACATGATAGAAATAATTCCAATATAACCCTTGTGGATTGTAGATTTCTGACATTTCTGTTAAGTTGTCAAAAATCATGAACCAATCTTCATCAACCATTAAACCCGCAATTTTCGAAAGACTCTGTTTTTCTTGAGGTGTAAATGGAACATAGATAAAGTTAGGATCATCTGAAAACAAAGCTTTTAATCTGTCATCGTCAAACACTCCGAAACCATCAATAGAAACCTGCCGTCCTAATAACTCGGCTTTACTCATATTGAAAGATAAAGCTAAAACTTCCACGTCAAAAATTGACTGAATGTCTGTTGTTAAAATCATGTAAAGTTTGCTTCTGTCTGTGTACGTTGGTACACCTGCTTCATTATAATCTTTCGTCATGAACTCTAGCTTTTTAGCTTGTGCTACCATTTGCGAAGTAACTGTTCTTGCGTTTTCAGCAGTTACAGTGTCGATGTGAACTGGATAGATACCGCCATTCAAAGCAACTTTCGCAATCAGATATTTCATCACTAAAAATTCATCGTAATTTGCACCAGTATACACCTGCTCGATGATTCTGTTGATTAAGTCTGTTACACCCTCGTAAGACAGAAAAGCTTGTCTTAACTCTGCATTCGTGACCGTTGTAGGATAGAATTTTTGATAATTCATTGCGTGAAAAGCTGACTTAATGTCGGGATTTCTTCTTTTAAATACTTCTTGCTCAGCTTTCTGTGGGTCAAACTGATACGGTGTTGCAATTCCCACAAAAATTTCTTCGATTGTTTCTCCATATTCAATCATTCCTTTTTTAAATGAAGCCCATGGATTTTTATAAAGCTTAGAAGTAATAATAACTTTTGCGATTCTATTTACAAGTGCAGACACAAAGCTATTCATCAAGTTAGGGTATACGGTCAATACATCACCAATTTCTCTGAGTCTTGCAGTTCCGTCTGCTCTCGTTACACTTTTTCCGTTGTAAGTTTCGCCAATTTTTAAGGCTTTCGGAACAAGTTCTTGATATTCACTATCCATTTCACCTCTAATGGAATTTAAAACATCAACACTTTTTAAATCTTTAATATCTTTTGTTGACTGTGGTAAAGTCGGCATAGTCTATTCCTCCTCCAATAATTCATTAATTGATTTTGCTGTTTCCTCTTCTTCCTCTTCCTCTTCTTCCTCTTCTTCCTCTTCAACATTCTTGGCGAAGAATCGGTTCAGATATTTCTTGTGAAGCTGATTATATTTTTCTTCAAAATCTTCCTTTTCATTTACTGAAAAATCAAATTCCTCGGTATCATCATTCGGAAATTCACCTATCGTTTTTAAGTAAGAATCTCTCTCCTCGATTTCACTTAAAAGAGTTGCGATAATATTTTCCACTTCTTCGCTTGCTTCGTCCGTAAGTAACGGCGTTACTAAATTTTCAATCCCTTTTCGTGTAAGCATTTTTTATCTCCTTTCTAAAGTGTAGTGTTATGTCTTAATTATAGTAACACATTTTTTCTAATTTATCAAGACTTTTTTAAAATTTTCTAAGATAAAAATATAATGGCATTTTTTTCTTTTTTCTTTCGGGTGGTGATGGTGGGATAATAGAACAGTCTAAGTAAATAAACCCTTGAAATTGAGTAAAATTCGACCACTCATAAGGTGGTGTTAATTCTTGGGTATAAAAAAATGCGCCCCCATAAGCACTATTGCTTGTAATTACTTTTTCACCCTCTATTTTTTCTACGATTGCTACGTGTCCACCCTCTCCCGCTTGACTACCTATATATTTCCATACCATTATTGCACCTAATGAGGGTGTTTTTCCAGTTGGCTGATTTTTAGACAAAGCATATTCAAACCATGTATCGGCATTTCCTAAACTTGTGTCGGGTTTCTCGTTCATAATTTCGTAACGTCTACCCCATGCGTAACATGTGCAGTTAGGCAGTCCGAACCCTGCATTGTAAAAAGGATTGTCACTGTAATAGTAGTGACTCCCTCTTATCCCTTCATCTGTAAGACGAGGTGTAATAATCGGACATGTAGATCCACCTAAAAATTCTAGCCATTGTAAAGCTTGTTCACCTCTATTCGGTTGTATTGTAACAAGTGGGTGTTCATAATACCACAAAAAATAATTAGCTAACGTTACTACATCTAGCATAGACGTTTTAAACTCTGCAAATGTTATAGGTGGGTTCACAATAGGTGCACTTGGATTCGCAAACCATTGTATATTGTTTTCAACTTCATAGTCGATTCGGTCAAGTTGCTTGTTTCCACTTTCCCAAAATGTTCCTGCCCAGTCAATATATTTTGTCGCGGGAGTCCACTGTACTAAACCAAAACCCCTGCTATAATCTACTGTCAGACTTTCCCATATTGCAGGATTTATTGTACTTTCACTTTGCATGTTACCTAAAATTGCACTTATAGCATTAATAGACCAACCTTTAGCAAGTAGATAATTTCTCACAATAACAGCATTGTTTTTCATTTCCTCATATGATAAATATCTATTCCCTTGTATCCATTCCATATTTTTCTCCTTATAAAAATGTTTCACGTGAAACATTAGTTTTGTTTCACGTGAAACTTGTTTATAATTTTTCCCTTATATCACCATCGTTTACCCAACAAAGTCCATCATCTAACAAGTAAGGGTTTTTTGCACCGACTTTAATATATGTAATTGTTCCATAGTTTCTCATCATTAATCGTTCGGGGATTGCTTTACTGTTCGGGTCGCTTGATGAAACGTAACAAGTGGAAAATCTTACTTTATCACCCACTCTATAATTCATTCCACTAGGAGTATTTACTCTCCCTAACTCTTGAGGAAAATTCTTGTAACACTCGTTCATATCCACATTCCCATCAATTCCGTTGATATGTGCTGATGATGTGTATTGCCACATATCATAATTCTTATCGTAGTCACAGAAACTATTGTATTGTGCTACCCATTTTGTAAAACGTTCTAGATCATTCAAATAATTTTGCCACCAATATTTATTAGCATAAACACCGCACCAGTAGCCATTTTCTTCGATAATATTTCCGAAAATTTCGCAAGCTGTTCTTGCATACCATTCGCAACCGCTTTCCTCTACATCTAAATAAATAGGAAACGCCAACTTATAATTTTTTACTAACCTCAAAACGTGATTTGCTTCACTTTTCACCATGAATTCATTGGTGGCGTAACTGTAAATATACACACCGAATGGTATGCCTAGGCGAGTACACTCATTAGCATTTCTTATAAAATATTTATCATCTTGCAATACTTCGTCATTTCCATAACCTACTCGCAAGATAGCACCGTCAATTTGTGTTTTTACTTTTTCCCAGTCAATAACTCCTTGGTGCTCTGAAACGTCTATTACTTTCATTTTCTATCCCCCTATCTTTTCACACAGTTTTGTTAATGCAATAGTGTTGTTCTCTACTGCTTTACTAATATCTTTCATTTCTGTGGCATGCTGTTTATTAATTTCTTTCACTTCTTCTCTGTGCTTGTCTGTTGTGTACTTTACATAGTACCCCATAGCCCCACACATTACAATAGGAAAACCTAGAGTAGACACTGCCGTGATTAATGCTTCCATGAATTTTACTCCTTTCTTGTTAAATTTATGTTAAAGTCTTTCATTAAAAATGAAAGTTCATCACATACAATCTTATAGCTGTTTTCACTGATTTTTACTCTTTTCTTGGATTTTTCTAGTAAGTGTTTCAACCCCTCTTCATCAGTGTTAATTGTTAAAAATTCATTTATAACAACTCTATTTTTATTTTCTAATCTGTGTATTTGATACTTTAAAGTATCTAAAAATTCACTATCAAAATACCTCATCTTCCTACATCTCCATTATTTGAACCTTGTAAAATCTCTTATCGCAAACAATATAGTCTCCATCGTATGGAAACAGATAGATACAGTGCTTATCACTGTCTATCGTTTTTACTATATATTGTCCTACTACAAAACCGCTTAATTTGTCGAATACTGCTACTTTCATTTTTTAATCTCCTTTTAAATTCGTTTCTTTTATTATACAATTTTATTTTAAATTTGTCAATGATGAATTAATAAAAGTATACCTCTTTCAATTTTCATTTTTGTTTCCATACTATTAAAACGAACATTTCCTAGCTTATAATTTTTAATAAGCCAATTTAAGTGAGTTATCTTTCCACTTCGTGTCAGCATTGTATTTTCTCTATGATCATCATTTGTAAGAGCATAAACAAATTTACAATTTTTGTCTATTTTATTTGTTATATAAATTTTCCCATTCTTCATGTCATTATAGACACCGTAAGAATTTCTGTTATATTCTATTGTAAAAACATAAGGTAACGGCTTTTTCATAGGTTCAATAAAGCTGTAATTATCTAGCATATAGTTTCCATTTGTTGCATACTCTGCATACTCTGTACCCTCTATCATTCTTACAAATTTACTTTTCGATTTTTTCTTTTTTAAATCTTTGCTTGCAACAGCATTTTGAAAAAGTACGTTTTCAGATGTCCATATCTGCCCTTTTTCTGTAAACGGTATTCGGAAAGCGGGGTGCAGATGATAGGGGTTGTGAAAACGAATGTTATTGCCCATTAAAAAGCATATTACTCTATCTTCTTCTCTGTCAATGGTATGATATATCTTTAATAATGCATCGGGTTCATTCCATCCGTTATAATATTTATTGTTAGATGTTTCCTCTATAACATATTCATCAAAAAGCATATATTTAACTCTTGGGAAAGACATTGTTTTAACAGAGTTTTCTTCTGATAATGCAATGCAATAACCTAATGTTTTCTTATACTCTTTTTCTTCCTCTTTAATTTCTACATTTATTTGCTCACTAGAAAATTCAAACTTTAAGTTGGGGAATTGCTCTCTTATTACTTTTTCAAACCCTTTTTCCAGAGCACCTTTTTTCTTTTGGTCTTTTGTTCGCACTATGTAAACAAATTGCCAATCACTATTGATACATTTGTCAAGTATAAAAAATTCAGAAGTATAAGTCTTCCCTATACTTCTTTCGCTGTTCACGAAATTAAAATTTCTCTGAAATGGTAAAATTTCATATATATTCCAGTGTAAACCATCCCACACATTCATAATATAACTCCTTTCTAATGTTTCACGTGAAACATAAAACAAGAGTTGAAAAGTTTGAATTATAGGTGTCACCCCTTTATCAGAGAGCGGTTTTCAATCCGTGACTTCTCGCCGATTCTAATCCATTTTAACTATATCAACCCTTGCACCTATTATAATATCACTATTTAATTGTAAAGTCAATATCTTTTAATACTATTCCACCTTTTACATGTTTCATTTGCAATTTTCCTTTAAAACTGTTGCCACTTCTAAAGTTGTTCCAATTTACATTTTCGTAGCACTTCTTTGGCATTCCCGCACATGTGATTTCACATTTTCCGTCAATTTCTTCAATGTAAGTTTTTTGTCTTACAAAACGTGCTCTAGTAAATATGCTTTCTACTTTCCATGCTCCTAGTTTCACAGGATCTATTTCTAATTCGTTTAAAAGTGGAACGTTGTATTTTTTAAAATCCTCAGTTGTAAGTTTAGTAATATCACCTTTTTTCAATTCTTCGGGAAGAACTATATTCATATGCAAACTATCTGTATCTGCATATCTAAAATATTTATAACATTTCTGTGCAGATGAAATTGTGATGTGTCTAGCCCATGCAGTAATAAATGTACCTATTGGAATATAGATAGGCTTTCTTGTTTCTTTTTCACCTAACCTATATTTCACAATTCCGTCTTCATTTAAATAAGGAATTTTACTTTGCACACTTGGATTTAATGCAAATTTACCATAAAGAGCATTTAACATAAGCTTTGCCAATGTTCGCATACCATAATTTTTTTCAATGGTTGCTTTTATTTTTATGTCTGTCCACTTGTCTATATAATCTTTAAAGATTCCTATTGTACTTTTAAACTTCCAACCGCTAATATATTCAATATTGTATACATTATAATGATCTAAAAATAATTCTAAATCTATGCTAGTTAAATATAATACAACGTCTTCTCCATTACTGCTATGTAAATACTCAGTTGGACAAAATGCAAGATTATTTTTTAATTGGATTGTAGGTATCATATTTTCTTTAAGTTCAAATTGACATTTAATGCACTGTATATATAGATTGTATTGCTTATCCGTTTCGTATTTTCCCTCAAAATATTTCCCCTCTCCGTATGGTAGTGGCTTGTAATACATTACACTAGGGTACAAACTGTTCACATCTAATACAATCCCCTCACCAACGTCTAAACCCTTATAACGAGGGTCGCAATATGTAAACCCGCCTTTATAAGATTGTCTGATATCTCCGTCATAAGTTGGAATAGGAAACCATCTTTCAAAATTTTTCTTTCCAATTACATTTTTAAAGTCTTGCAAAGCATTACTTCCTTGTGTCATTTTCTTTAAGTTCTGAGAAAACAAAACATTTAATGCCCTTGCTACAATTTCCACATCATTTTTTAGATATCTTATTTCCTCTTCTGTAAGTTTATGATTTTTACTTCTGAAAGATGAATAGTCTATTTCTTCTTTCATTATTGGTAAGTCAAAAGTTTTAGCAATCTCTTCGACAGAAAACGGAATGATTTTCAGTGAATCAAGAATTTTAACTTTTGAATTTTTAAAACATATTTCAAGAGAATAAAATTGTCCTTTATCAGAAATTAAAGTGGTAAAAGTTTTTTCTTCAAGTTCTTTCTTTCCTTTTACCCACTTAAAACCATGCTCAAATAAATAAGAGATAATAAATTCACCATCAAACTTTAAATTGTGAAAATAAATAGTTGCACCATCATTTATTTCGCAAAACTTTATAAAAAATTCAATATTATTTCCATATGAAAAATTATAGTTTTCTAAATTACATAAACCACATGCCCACACTCTGCAATCATTTTCATCTGTTGTGGTTTCAAAATCAGCTGTGAACTTCATTTGCTAATGTTTCCTCTAAAATTTCAAAAATACTTTCTATTTCTATTGGATCGTATATAAAATCAATCTGCATATTGGGATCTTCATAGAAAAGCTGTACAAGTCTTTTGCTACTGATTTTATTTACAATCGGTATTAACTTATTCCCTTTTCCGAATATATTTTCTAAAGCTTTTATATAATTTGCTTTATATAATTCTTCTTTTTCTTTGTAGTAATTGCTCATAATTTGTTTTTCCACTGTTTCTTTAAATTTTTGAAAAGCTTCGTAACCCATACCCTCGAAATTGAATTTTTTAGGTAAAAGATTCATTTTTTCTATGCTTCCCATTGTTCCTTTTTCTGTAGAAACATCTGCTTTTTTCCTTTGCATGCTTCTTTTTCTATTTATTGTCGCAGTGGCAATTTGCATTTCCCTTTTTTCCCATAAAGTCACTTGTAAACCTTGCTTATTCATTATAGGAGTTTCTGCACCTTTTCTCATAAATCTCTTATAGCTATTTACAACTCTATTATAATCTTGTCTTGTTTCTATTTTTCCCATAAGCATTTGTTTATTTATTCTTTCGGGTAAATAGCTTTCAATTTCGGGAAACTTTTTTTCGGTTCTTGTTATCTTTGCGTTAAACTGTCTAACTAAATTTGTTATTTGTTTTATGTCTTGTTCTCTCCAACGTATCATTTTTATCCCCTTTCTTTAATGTTTCACGTGAAACATTAAAAGAGGTTTCACACCCTTTCTTTAATGTTTCACGTGAAACATTAAAAGAGGGTTGCAAAACCCTCTTTTAATAATTTATTTTACCATATTGAAAGTTAGCATTTTTCTTTCACCTCGTGAAATTTGTTTAACTTCTAATTTTACAGGTTTTTTCCATTTTTCCGGTGTACCTTTAACCGCAAAAATCTTTTTCAATGCACTGTAAACTCCGATTGAAACAGCTTGATAGCCTTTGCCCTCTTTATCAATCAATACAATTCTAGGACATGTTGTTACTTCCCCGGTGTCTTTTGACACACACTGCACTGCTTCACAAAATACGTCTTTTACTTCAATAATCATATTAATGCAATCTCCAATTCTATGTTCGGGATTGTTCATTGCGTTAAATAAGAGTACCTCTTCGTCTTCATTTTTTGGAATCATCGAGCAGAACTGAATCTTTCTTTCTGCTGTCAAGTCCATGATAAATTGCTCGTCCTCTGCCACTGCTAAACCTGTGTTTTCAATTACTTCTGTTCTTAAATCTTCCATTTTTATATTCTCCTTTTAATTTAAATAATGTTTCCTATTCACTTAAAGAATTACTGATTGAATCTGTTAAACAAACTGAATTCTTGATAAATGTATCTAAATCCATTGAATAGATTTTTTCTTCAACTTTCATTTCTTTAACGATGTAATTTCCTACACCGTAAAGAGTATTAGCTGTTTTCAAGATTTCTTTTTCTTTAGGTTTTGAACCTACAAATTCAATTACTGGCATTTCTTCGCTAACGATTTGAGATTCTACAAAACCGTCAATCCTGCAAACTGTTGCCAATGTTACTGCAAGGGTTCTCGTGATTTTTTTCATTTCTTTTCTTCTCCTTTTCTTTTCTTGTGATACTTTGTTATTGAACAAGTATTTTGCTGTACTTCTTTGGTACTCTTAAAGTATATCATTAAATATAGTAAAAATCAAGCTTTATTTTAAATTTTATTGTTCTTTTATTGTACTTTGTATACACTCATGTATATTTTAAAAGAGTCTTTCGACTCTTAATAAATAGCTTCTATTACATCGTGTTGAATCTTTGCTAGTCTTACTTTGCTAAGTCTCATTAAAACTCGTGACATAAGAGCATTCGATAAATACCAGTTCACACCGTCCAAAGCGTCAATGATTTTGTCTTTGTATTCTTTGTTCTCCTGACCCAGTTTAAAATTATGATTATGTTTTCTACCATTTCGTTTTTCTTCATTTCCATTTCCTCTCTTTCATTGATTAAGTGTTATCTTTATTACTCTTATAGTATAGCATTTATTGTACATTTTACAATAGGTTTTTATCATGTTTTTATTTAGTACAATTTGTGATGTATACAGATTGATGTATTGCATTCAAATACTGGACAAGTTTTGGTGTGTATACAGAGAGATATTTCTGTTGCTGTTTGACAAGTGTGATTTTTGTACGAGTAGAAAGGGGAAATTTTATTGACAAAAAACCCAGTAATTTCC